GATTCGCTCGGCGGCAACCGACGCCGAGCTGCGCGTCGCGTCGCTCGAGGCCGCGCTCGCCGCGGCGACGGACACGTCGAAGGCCACACGGAAGGCCGAGATCGATCGGCTGTCGTCGGTGATCAAGTCGCACCGGGGCCTGATCGCCGACGTCCTGCGCCGGCTGATCGAGCGCGAGACGGATCGCGCGCGCAGTCGCCAGGATTCGCCGGCGAAGCTGAAGGCGTGGACGGCGACGTTCTACGGGCCTTTCGAGGAATCGTTCGTCGAGGCGATCCTGCCGGCGATCCGGGTGCACCTGGCCTGGCGCGGCAGCGGCGAGGATCCTCGAGATCTCGCGGCCGGCCTCGCGCAGCAGCACGTCGAGCGGTCGCGGCGCGAACTGTCGGCGCTCTTCGGCTCGACGGGCGGCGACTTTTACGTCGCCGTCGAGCACGTGCTGCGCCGATGGGAGAAAGATCGACCCGAGGCCGTCGCCGACGCGCTGCTCGAGGACGAGGTCGCGCACCTGCGCGAACTGGAGCGTCAGTTGTGATGATCGAACGTGCCATCCTGCAGGAAGTGATCGCCGGCCGGGGCGGTCAAACGCGACACTACCAGCGGCCGAAGGAAGTTCGGCAGATCGCGAAGCGGTTGCACGGTTGGGCGCGGCAGCCGGAGGGGTGTATCGGCTGCCGGCGCGAGGCCTCGACGATCCGGAGCGGTCAGGCGCTCTGCGCCGTCTGCCTCGAGAACGAGGACGCGCGCGCGGTCGTCCTGCCGGCGCGCGGGCTGCCGTTCAAAGAACGCGCAGCCGACGAGCTGAGCGGCCAGGGGATCGCCGGGACGTTCATTGTGTTCGACTCTGAGTCGGTCGACCTCGGCGGGTTCACGGAGATCGTAAAGCCGCAGGCCGTCGACCGGTCGCTCAAGGCCGACGACATACGGGCGCTGTGGGCGCATGACACGGCGCAGGTGCTCGGGAGGCGCTCGGCCGGGACGATCGACGTCGAGAAGCAGCGGCAGGGGTTGTTCGCGCGCATTTCGCCGCCGGCCTGGGCCGCCGACTACCTCGAGACGGTCGGCCGCGGCGACATTACGCAGGCGTCGTTCGGGTTCATGGTGATCGAGGACGTGTGGCACTTCATGCGCGAGGAAGAAAAGATCCTCCGGGAGATCCTCGACATGGTGATCTTCGAAGTGTCGGTCGTCGCGTTCCCGGCGTATCCGGCGACGCGGGTTCGGGTCGAGAAGTTATCCGATCGGCGCGAGCGAGAGACGCTCACGCGGTTACAGATGGCGCGATAACAGTCGGGAGGATAGCAGCCGTGACAATGACCTCGGATCCCCCCCAAGGTCTAAGATCGAGTGTTCCAATACCGCGGCGCCGGGATCACGTGCTCGCCCATTTCACCTGGCCGCACGTCGCCGGCCTCGCCGTGTTCCTCGCGTTCGTCGGATGGGTGCTCTGGCTGACGGCGTCGAATCCCGACACGAGCGAGATCAAGTCGTGGGTTGGAATCGGCGCCGCGTTTATCGCGCGCGACGTCTGGCCGCTCGCGCGCCGGCTGATTCAGGCGCAGACGGATCTTTACGAGCAAGGCGGCCGGGCCGAATAGCGGGCGACTTGCGCTCGCGGCCGGTTTTCCGTAGACTGTCGCCGTCACGTCAGGTTTGCGGGCTGGAGGCCAGCCGCAGGCACTCGACGACAAATAAGCCGCGATCGGACGCCGAGCCGCTGCTTCGACTGGTGAAACCTTAGAGTTTCGCCTGTGAAGCCGCGGCTTTTGCCTTTTTCTGGGCACTGCGTCGGCTCTTCCCAGGCGGAAGAGGGACGACGCGATGATCGATCAGCTACTCAATCAAAAACGCGAAAAGGTCGCCGCGGCCAATGAGATCCGGGATCGCGTGTACAAGGATCAGGCCGGCGAGTGGCGCGGCGACGACACGGCGAAGTTCGACGCGCTGATGACCGACGTCGAGTCGATCTCGCAGCAGATCGAACGGTGCGCGAAGCTCGACGCCGCGGCGCGGAGCCTCGAGGACGCCGAGCAGCCCGGGCAGCGTCGCAGCAATCCTGCGAACAATTCACAGCACAGCTCGAGCCAGCGTCGCGCCGGCCAGGTGACACGGGAAGATCGCGCGCTCGCCATGCACGGTTGGTTCGCCGCGGGCACCCTGGAAGGCGAGGACGTGATCACGGAGCGGCACCGGGAAGCGGCGCAGCGATGCGGGATCAGTCTCGAGCAGTCAAAGCTCCGGCTGCGACTGTCGCCAGTGGCGCTGGGGCCGGAAGTGCTGAACGAGCGCGGCGGGATCGACTATGCCAAAGCCGAGCAGCGGCTCACGCAGGTCGACGTCGTGTCGCCGGATCTCGGCGGGCACTACACGGTGCCGGACGAGATGATGCGGCCGCTCGAGATCGCGCTCCTGCAGTTCGGCGGGATGCGCCAGGTCGCGACGATCCTCCGCACGGGCACGGGCGCAGAGCTGCCGATCCCGACGCTGAACGATACCGGGAACACGGGGGCGCTGCTCGGCGAAGGCCTCGAGCACACGGAACTCGACACGACGTTCGATCAGCTCGCCTTGCACGCCTTCAAGTACACGTCCCGCCGGGTGCCGGTGTCGGTCGAGTACCTGCAGGACAACGCGATCAATTTCGTCGGCCGGATCGGGTCGATCCTCGGCGAACGCATCGGCCGGATCACGAACTCGCATTTCAGCACGGGCGACGGGAACGCGAAGCCTAATGGGCTCATGGTCGCGTCGACCTCGTCCGGCGTCACGACGGCGAGCGCGGCCGTGATCAGCTACGACAACATCATCGATCTCAAGCATTCCGTGGATCCGGCGTATCGCGAGCAGGGCGCGCGGTTCATGTTCAACGATACGACGCTCAAGATCTTGAAAAAGATCAAGGTGCCGCAGTACTCGGGCGACACGGCGGGACAGCCGCTCTGGCGCGCGGGCATGGCGGCGAGCGAGCCGAACACGATCGACGGCGATCCCTACACGATCAATCAGCAGATCGCATCGGGCTCGAACGCGCGGTCGATCGCCTATGGGCTGCTGTCGAAGTACCAGATCCGCGACGTGCGCGACGTGACGCTCGTTCGACTCGACGAGCGGTACGCCGAACTCGGCGTGGTCGCGTTCCTGGCCTTCAGCCGGCACGACGGCGATCTGCTGGACGCCGGTACGCATCCGGTCAAGTACATGACGCAAGGCGCGTAAATGCGCCTGCGGTTTACGACCTCGATCGCAGGCGACGGCTTTCACTTTACACAGGGAGTCGTGATCGAGCCGACACTGATGGATCCTCACCTGCAACGATGGTTGCAGGCGGGGATCCTCGAGCGAGTACCGGACGAGCGCGAACTCGCCGTTCGTCCGGCGCCAGAACGTGCGGTGACTCTTCGACGAAGAGGGCGTCGTGTACGCGACGGTGCCGCGCCTCTGGCCTGATTCGATCGTGGTGTGTATCGGCGGCGGGCCGAGCCTGACGCCGGATGATGTGGCGACCGTGAGGGGGCGTACTCACGTGATAGCGATCAATGATGCGTATCGGTTGGCACCATGGGCCGACGTCCTGTACGCGGCCGATGCGATCTGGTGGAGAAAGCACGCCGGCGCTCCTGCCTTTACCGGTTCCCTGAAATACACGCTACAGGCCGACGCGCGTCGGTGGCCGGGCGTGCAGGTGCTCAGGAACACGGGGCAGCACGGCCTCGAGCACGATCCTCGAGGACTCAAGACGGGCCGGAATAGCGGCTACCAGGCGATCAATCTCGCGAAGCATCTCGGCGCGCGTCGGATCCTCCTGCTCGGGTACGACATGCGATCCGGCGGCCGCGGGCGGTCGCATTGGTTCGGTGATCATCCGTGGCAAGGCGCGAACTCGTCGCCGTATCACAGCTTTATCAAGTGTTTCGAGCGGCTCGCCGAGCCGCTGAAGGCCGCCGGCCTCGAGGTCATAAACTGCTCGAGGGACACGGCGCTCGACGTGTTCCCGAAGATGTCGCTCGTCGAGGCGCTCGCGCTCGAGGGGGTGCGGGCGTGAAGTTCATCTCGCCGACGAAGGTGTTCTCGCATCTCGATCGGATGGCGGGCTGGCAGCGGGGCGAGCGGCCTGCGCCGGTGACGGTGGAGTTCGACCTCTCGAACCGGTGCGTCCTGGGCTGTCAAAGCTGTCATTTCGCGCATACGCATACGCGCGGGCCGTGGGTGATGCGGGATCGCCGGCTGCCGATGGCCTTCGACGATGTCGGCGACGTCGCGCGGACGCTGCTCGTACTTGGGGCGCTCGATCAGATGTCGGGCGTCGGCGTTCAGGGCGTCGTCTGGACGGGCGGCGGCGAGCCGACGACGCATCCACAATGGCAGGAGATCGTCGACCACGCGGCCGCTGTGGGGATTCAGCAGGGCATGTACACGCTCGGCGGTCTGTTCCGGCGCGAGTCGGCGCACTTCCTCGCGGAGCGTGCGGCCTGGGTTGTCGTGTCGCTCGACTGCGCCGATCCGATCACCTATCACCACGAGAAAGGCGTCCCGCTCGAGCGGTTCGCGGCGGCGTGCGACGGCGTGCGGTGGCTGGCCGAGGCCGGCCGGGCGACGGTCGGCGTCTCGTTCCTCTTGCACGCGGCGAACTGGCACAACGCCGAGGCGATGCTCGCACTCGCGCGCAGGCTCGGAGCGAATTACACGACATTCCGGCCGACGATCGAGACGTCGCCGAGCGACCCGTCGACGGTGACGGGCGATCGAAGCTGGATCACGGAAGCGATCCCGACGCTGCTCGCGCTCGAGGCCGAACCCGACGTCGAGTGCCACACGACGCGGTTCGTCGAGTATCGCGACTGGCTCGGCCGGTCGTACGGCACCTGCTACGGCGTGCGATTCAACGCAACGATCACGCCGGATCTGCGCGTCTGGCTATGTCCGCAGCGGCGCGGGATCCCTGATTCCCTGCTCGGCGATCTCCGGGTCGAGCCGTTCTCGGCCATCTGGGCCAGGCATCCGGGCCGACGCGACGACCTCGCGG